GCGAGAGTGAAATTGTTCTTTGTGAGCTTCCTATACTACTGAGTTTGTTTTACGCGTATCAAAATGTATGCAGTATCAATGTACCTTGCCACGTTGCTTGTGTGGGCGGTTTTTATGACGTATACGGTTGTTGATTTCTTTTGGGATTGGCCCGTGGTCCGCCAGGCAGTTTTACGAGACAGAGCGGGGAAAGCCCTCTTTGATTTTTGTTTAGGGGCCGTGGTTTTAGGTATTGGATTTGTATTGTTCTTCAGTTCGCATGACATATTGGAGTGGATCGGACGCGGCGTAGAGACCCTGGTGAGGAGGATTTGGAAGTTCTGCTTTGCTAGGGCCACTGCACGTGTCGCCCGTCCCGATAAGTCAATGCGAAGGGTGTTGGAGACAATGAAAGAAGGCAGCGATCTGCAGACCATTCCACGACCAGCATGTCAGTTGGCGTTGTATGACTATGATTCGATTGAGCGACAAAAATATTATCTAGGAGGAGCAATCCATGTCGAAGGGGGATGGTTGGTGTCTTGCACCCATATTGTAAACCAGTTGCGCAATAAGCCTTATGCTTCCGTACTGGACCCTCAGGGGGTAGAGCAATTCTACTCCCTGGAGGGTTTGGAGTGGGAGGAGATTGGGGCTGATGTGTCAGTGGCAAAGTTGGGGCGAGTGTTCCAGCATCTCAAGACGGCAAAGGTGGGCCCGGTAGAAGGTAGTGTTTATGTCAGAGTACATTCGGCAAAAGGTCGTAACAACACTTCAGTTGGCAGGCTGACTTTGGACTCGGTAACATTCGGTCTTCTGGTGTATGACGGGAGCACTGTAGCGGGATTCAGTGGAGGAGCCTATTACTTGGCCAATAGAGTGGTTGGGATCCACTGTGGTGGGGGAGCCATAAATTATGGATACTCCATGGAGTGGATAATGTCAGTGTTGGCTAGGAGGGGTTCTGTCCCTGAGGCTGGCGGACAGTATGCTCTTAGGAATATATTGAGAAGTGCCCGGAAGTCAGACGTCCAAGTGACATCGTCGGGAAACCCTGATGAGGTTCAGGTTAGGGTTGGTGGAAAGTTTTGGATAGTGGATAGAGAGGACTATGTTGACTTGATGGAAGATGACAAGTTCGGCTGGATGTTCGATGATGACTCTGAGAGGGAAGAACGGAACATGCGAAAGCGGTTCAGGGATACCTTCTATGAGAATGATCGAGAAGCCCAGGGTGAGCTGTTCCCTGAAGGGTCAGTGGTTTCGACTTTAAACGGGTCGGCCACTCCTTCAGGGACGCAGGAGTTGCAAGGCCTTATTCAGTCCCAAATCCAAAACACCATCGAAATCCAAAGTTTGAAGTCTCAGCAGCAGGTTATGAATGGCCTAGAGCAGAAGCTCGAGACGTTAGACGATCTTTTGAGGTCCATTCCGATTACAGGACACGCGCCCTTGATGGATATGTTAGAGTCACTAGAGAGGAAAGTGACTTCGCTGTCGCAAAGTTTGAGCAGGCAAACCTCCTCACCTTTAAGAGAGGACCTCTCCCAGGTGAGGACGGTTGGAAACAGTACTTCCTTGCCTTGCTCGGAACCCTCGACAAGCAGAGTTCAACCGGTCTCGGTGAATTCGAAACGTACAACACCATCGGTGCGGCCTTGGGATGGGATGGAATCGGATTTAAGAACGTATGTAACGTGGAGATCCTCCGTCGATGCGTCGAGGAAAGACTTTTACGCCTTGAGAACGGAGTTCCTGGTGCAGCATATGCCTCATTTGACTATAGAGCAGAGGGCGGAATTGGTCCGGTTGGAGAAGGCTCGCCGAGTGAACAGGAAGAAGACTCAAAAGAAGTCTTCGGAAGGGAAACAGCGGAAAGAGCAGAACCGGGCCATCCAGCAGACATTAAGCTCTTTGTAAAGGATGAACCGCATAAGCTGGCAAAGGTAAAGGATTCTCGATGGCGTTTGATATCTTCTTTGGCGTTAGTCGATCAGGTCGTAGATAGGGTGTTGTTCTATCCCTGGGTTTCTTCGGAAGTTAGGGCAGTGGAGAGAACGGTTTCTAAAACCGGTTGGTCGCCAGTTCCGGCTGGCTATCAGGTTCTTAATGCTGTCTTTCCTGAGGAGAAATCGGTGGCCGTTGATAAGACGGCATGGGATTGGACTATGCCCGATTGGGTGGTCGAGGCCTACTTCCGGGCCAGGTTAGCGCAATGTTCAAATTCCGATCAAAGGTATGAAAAACTTTGTTGGAATAGAATGATGTGTGTTGTTGGACCGGGGGCGGTGCTTAGGCTGCCCGATGGACAGCGCCTTCGCCAGACATGTGTTGGATTTATGAAGTCGGGGTGGTTGTTGACATTGTCGATGAACTCCGCGGCTCAGTTTTTCCAGCACGTTGTGGCATGGAGGCGTTCCGGATACGACTTGTCGTCACTTCCGTATATGTGGGCTATGGGTGATGATATGCTGTTGCGATGGGAGGAGGGCTATAAGCTTGAACCTTATGTAGCAATGTTGGCAACGACTGGCTGTATAGTGAAACACGCTGTATGGTCTAGGGAGTTTGCCGGCTATGCGTTTAAGGGTGATGGTGTTAGTCCGCTTTACCCCGCCAAGCACAAGTTCACCCTTTCCTACGTCAAGGAAGAAGTTGAACAGGAGCTCCTTCTGTCTTACCATCTACTCTATGCCTTGGACCCTAATAGCTGGTTGCCAGCTGTGCGTGAGCATTGCAGGTTTCCGGTTGGTAGGATGTTCAGGATGTGGGCGATGGGTTTGATAGAACTTGAGATGTTGCCTTTGATGACCCGGGTGGGTTGTGATGAATAATTTGCCCTGGTTGATACGATTTAATTAGTCCCTACTGTTTCCGCGCTGCAGTGGAAGCCGGCTTGGTAGGATGTTCAGG